GATGAATAAGAAAGCAAAAATATTTACTACAGAATTAGGTAAGAATACTAATAAAACTGTTGTAACAGATGTAGAAACTACATTGGTAAATATAATCAAACAGACGCCTGTAAGAGGTTATGAAGTATTTGCACAAGAGGTGACTCTAACAAAGAACGGATACTACAGATCATGGATTGGTTTAAGATTACCTATGGGTGAGTACAATAAGATGTACAACTACTCTATTGAAACTGTTGTTGACGCTTTCAAACTAAAAGAAATGGCTGACAAGGCATATGATGAAGTAGAGGTTATTGCGAATGAGTCGTAAGATTGAAATATACTCAAAGCCTAATTGTGTCTATTGCGAGAAGTCTAAACATCTTGTAAAGTCACTAGGCTTTGAATACAAAGAAAAGATGTTCGGTAAAGATTTTACATCTCCCGAGCAACTTTACGAGGCCGTAGGTAAACAAGTAAGAACTATGCCTCAAATTATAATAGACGATAAACATATCGGTGGGTATAACGAACTAGTTGAATATTTTACTGATAAAGGTTTAGTAAACTTTAAAGGTGAGAAAATATAATGCGTAAATTAAATACTGTTTTACTTTTAGTACTACTAACTATAGTAGTATGTAATTCAATTGCTATCAAAAAACTCAATGATGAAGTATTTTGGCCTGAAGGCATAATGAAACCTATGAACAAATGATGACAGATAAAAAAGATACACCTGATAACGTAATATTGTTTCCTAAAATTCCTATGAAAAGACCTAATCAAAAGGCACAAGAATTAGACGCTAAACGACAGGAGATGATGAGATTGCAACATAACAAGGTTTATGTACAGGCAATATCTGAACAGTTAACAGAGTCAATGCTATTGATATTAAGAGATGAGAATATTAGTATAACAGACAAAACGTTTTTAAGTGACTATAAACTAACGCTAGAGGCGATTAACTCTATGTTGTTAAGGGTTGTACATATGAAACACCCTTTACAAGAAAGAGTTGATAAAGCAGTAACAACAAAAGGCGAAGGTAAAGACACATATGCTATTACTATTGACTATACAAAATTTTAAGAATTCCATAAAGCACTTTGGGATAGTTGCTAATGCTGGCAAAGTTAGTAACTCTAATCAATGCCATAATAGAAGGAGTGAATTGAATGTTTAAATCATTATTCGCAAATGACTCATTAAGAGTTGTAACAAAAGCTAAAAAAACTGAAACTAGAGGCAGAAAAACTTTGTCAAAAAGACAAAAAGTTTTAAACCTTTTAACAAAAGGTGAGTCTGTAACTTGGAAAACTCTAAGGAACAAATTTGATCTAGTATCACCTAGAGCACTTGTTGATACGTTAAGAGCAGAGGGTAACATGATATATGTGAACCAAACTGCTAAAGGTACTTCATACAGAATGGGTGTACCAACAAAAGCGATTATCGCTGCTGGTATCAAAAAATTATATGGGACTCCGTTCGCATATAAAAATGCCTAATACTCCACGAGTATAAATAAATGTATAGGGGTAGGGAGACTTACCCCTTTACATAACAACATGAGGAGGGCATTATGCCAATGACATCATCACAATTACATGGTATGGATACAGCAGGTTCATCTGCTCCATTACTACATGAAATTCTAACCAAAGTAAACAACGCTAAAGACAAATCAAAGAAGATTGACGTATTAAGAGAGAACGATTCAGTACCATTAAGACAAATACTGAAAGGTGCTTTTGATCCTAAAATCAAATGGGATTTACCAGTGGGTACGCCACCATACAAAGAGAATGACGCACCAGCAGGTACTGAACATACAACACTATATACAGAATCCAGAAGACTATGGCATTTTGTAGAAGGCGCTGATAAAAAACTTTCTAAATCTAAAAAAGAAATCATGTTTATTCAAATGCTAGAAGGCCTACACGCTGATGACGCTAAACTTTTAATTGCAGTTAAAGAAAAAGAACTAAACAAAATGTATAAAGGTTTAACGGATGCTGTGGTCAAAGACGCATTTAGATGGAATGAAGAATACAAAACCTTCTAATATCATAAATATTATAGAGTGATTCTATAAAATTCAACTATAGGGTGCATGACAGAATGTCGCACCCTATTAAATCATTGATTTATCTACATTATTTGTCCATTTTTTGCTTGATTCATACGCTAAATTATGTTATATTTAAGTATGAAAACAACAAAAAAGGAGATTATATTATGTCAAAAGTAAAACAATGGGCTGAAGAGTCAGCCGAGAAGAATGTTGATACTATTATAGGTCAATTAACATCTGGCGAAATAGATAGATCAACTGCTAAGACTAAAATTATGAAAGTTGATAATTTAAATTTAGTCGGAATTGACGAACACAATATTGATGAAGTTATTTACGAGGCTCATGCTAATGCGTAAATTTTTGATAACAATAATTGTATTAAATTCTATTATATGGTTCGGACTATCTAGTCTAGCCAAAGCTAACGATTATAACACGGCTGTTATAAGTCACGTTATATCAGAAAAGATTAAAGGCACGAATATTGATACATCATACATTATGGAACAAGAAATAGAAAGACTTGCCCATAAGTTTATGATCGATTCAGTTACTATATTACAGGCATACCTACCTCAAATAATAGAGGGTATTGCTGCTGATTTAAGATTACAACTTGACGACAAATATAAGGAACAAATTTTAAATGGTAACAACTAGAAAACTAAAAGCACTTAAACTTAAAAGAAAACTCATAAGAGAACTATCTGGTAAGCGTAAATACATTTCAACTTACAAAGATATAAAAACTTATTTCAAGTTATTCAATTCAGCACTATTTGATAGTAAACTTTCACCTTTTGGTCAAGTAGAAATCAAAGACCTAACAAGACAAAAATGTATAGGTCAAGTTGTTGTATTAGAGTGGAAAAGAGCAGGTACTAGATTGTACAAACTAGAGATGTTGCCTTCTTATCCTAACAAAAAAGATTTCTTGGATACGCTAGTCCATGAAATGGTACATTTATATCAAATGCAGAATTTAGGCGATACAGGTAACCACAATGATTTATTCTGGTCCTTTGAACCTAAAGTAAACTACATCGGTTTACGATTATAAAGAAAGTTATATTATGAAAGGTGAGAAAAATCATATTGATGAGTGGTTACAAAAACAAATAAAAAAAGGCATTACTATTATTGATAAAGTAATAGATAATAATATTAGTGAGTGGGAATTATATTATACAGGTCATCTACAAAAAGATATACTAACTAATTTTCCAGGCAGAACAAGTAAAAAGATTTTCAAAGGGTACAGGACCCATTTGAATAACAATAACCTTGTGTTTATACAAAAGAAATTTGAAGAACACGGTTATGAATATTATGTAAAGAGAGGTATATAATGAAACTATTGAAAAAACATAAAGAGATATTAAACGAACTAATCAAAGGTAAAGGTCACTATAAAACACCGACAGTACCTAAAGATTTTAAAGACAAAACAAGTGTACTAGATACAATTGTTCCTTTATACCTAAAAGGCTTAGTAACTTTTCAAAGACAATACGACATACCACTAATCGGACCTAGTAACGAACACATGGTCAGATACAAATGGTATGAAGTTATGATTGATAAAAAGAAAACAATAAAAGACTTAAAAAAAGTGGTTAAAGATGGGCAAATCATATAATTGGTATAGACTAGCAAATAAGGCTTGGTTTTATACAAAGGTATTTTTTACAATATTGATATTATGTGTTATTGCTTACGCATACGGTACATACAATCCTAACAAGACAGCTAAGGCTCAGGTCAACGAAGAACTTGATTTATTCTATATGAAAAAAATAGAAGAAATGGATTTACAAGAACCTGAATTTACATACAATAATGATATTCAATTTGTACGTGCTATGCACAAATGTATAAACTATATTAACTTCACATTACCAAAAGATAAACGAGTACCATACGAGATGATTATAGGTCAGGCTGCGTTAGAGTCTGGTTGGGGTATGAGTAGATTTGCTAAAGAGGCAAACAATCTATTTGGTATAAGAACATGGAGTAAAGATACTCCACACCTCTTACCACACGGCATAGACAAATGGCCAGGTTGGGGTGTGAGAGCTTTCGCTAGTAAATGCGATAGTGTAAAAGAATATGTAAGATTGCTAAACAATCATAATGCTTACAAAGAGTTTAGAGTGTTAAGGCAAAAGATGTTAGATGAAAATCAACAACTTGATTCTATACAACTTATCAAAACTTTAGATAAATTTTCTACTACAACAGATTATGACAAAAGAGTTATAAGAATGATAAAAAAAATAAGAAAACTAGAGGAGAATAAATGACAGTAGAGCATGGTTTGTTAATGGGTTTTATAGGTTGCTCAGTAACGTTTATCAGTTTCTTTATTGCATATCTAATTGCTAATAGAAATCATATGAAGATATATAAAAAGAAAGCCAAAACCCCTATGGATGATTTAATGAAAGATATGCCTGGGTGGAAAGCAGATGATTGTCAATAAGTACTGTAAAAACAAGTATTTTTAATGCTTGACTTTGCAGATAAATTGATATATAATAGACCCTATGATACACGAAGAAGACATTAAAAGACAAGAAGACCCAAAGATTAGAAGACTCAAGGCATTAGCAAAAGCATGTTCTAATGCTCAACTTGACTCTTTCAAAAATTTATGGTATAATAAACTAATGCAACTTGCTAAACAATACAACATGACAGATTATGTTACGAGAAAGCTGATACACTAATGAATATATTTTATGTTGATAAAAATCCTGTAACAGCTGCTAAGATGATGTGTGATAAACATATTATCAAAATGATACTAGAGTCTGCTCAGATGTTATGTACAGCAAAACGTGTGCTTGACGGCACAGAATATTTTGATACTACAAAGAATGGTCGTAAGATTAAAAGATGGCGATTAGACAATTCTAACGAAGAAGCAACTTTATACAAAGCAGGTTGGCTAGGTCACCCTAGTACACAATGGGTTATTAAATCAGCATACAATTACACATGGTTATATAATCACTTTGTAGCTCTTAACGAAGAATACAAATTGAGATGGCAAAAAAATGTTAATCATGTATCTATTGATAAACTTGCTGATCTACTAAAACACCCACCTAAAAATGCACCACTTAATGTAGTAGCTACAGACGCTACACCAGCAATGCCAGAGTATTGTAAGATACCAGGTGATGTAGTAGGTTCATATCGTAAGTATTACATATTTGAAAAAGTAAGATTTGCTAAATGGGAAAAACCAGGTGCAGTTATGCCTGAATGGTTTGCCGAAGGGATCGCAGATGTTAAAGCAGCGAATACAGACCAGGGGTGATGACCTTAAAATGTTGCAAGGACATGATAGACTTGCATATTTAATTGACATTGCTAAAGACGTAGAATCATTACCACAAGAAGTAAAAACAGATCAAAATAGAATACGAGGTTGTGCTAGTAATCTATGGTTGATCGGCGGAGTAAAAGAAGATAATACAATGATATATAAAATAGACGCTGACGCATTTATAACAAAAGGCACAGCGAAGTTAGTAACAGACCTAGTCAATGGTTGTCCTAGAGA